AACAGGAGACGTTCGGATCGTTACTCCGAGCGTCCCCCTGACCACAACCCTGTCTTATCGGAGACACGGCAATGGCTGAGAGCAAGTCTATCACGTCGGGCGATGAAGAACCGTTCGAGCTGGTCCCGCGGAGAGGCGAGACGGAAGAACAAAAAGCGAAACGGATGGCTCGACAACGCGAGCAACGGGCCGATCCCGAGTACAGGGCAAAGGAAAACGCGCGTGCACGCGAGCGATGTGCCAATGATCCTGAATTGAGAGCGAGACGGATTTCTTACTACCGCATGCGATGCGCTAGAGATCCCGAGTACAGAAACAATCTCATTGCTCGGCGGCGAGAACAACGCGCCAACGATCCTGAGTTCAAGGTGAAGCAGGCTGCTTACTACCGTGAACGATTGGCCAATAATTCTGAGCATAAAGCGAGGAAAGTTGCTTGGGACCGCAAGCGCAAATACGGTCTTGAGGAGCATGAATACCGCGCCATGCTTGAGGGTTGTGAGCATCGCTGCCCGATCTGCCGCGTGCCGTTCAATGAGGCTATTCGCAACCTTAGACCTGTTGTCGATCACTGCCATAGAACTGGCCGCATCAGGGGACTTATCTGCAATGCATGTAACAGGTCCCTGTCCGAACTCCTCTACGATCCCACCCTGCTTCGCGCCGCCGCTCGCTACCTCGAACGCTCAGCCGAAAACACGGCTCATTCCTGAACCTTGCCGTTGGCTGGTTCCAAAGTAGCACCATCACCATTCGGCGATTCAGCGGCAGGTTCCTCGCCTGTTTGTACTTCAGCCTGGGCTTCCTCTGGAGGCTCAGGTTCTTCCCCGATGCGGTCGAGCGTGGTCTGATTGAGCTGCACCAAGTACTTGCCGCCGCCGATCTCCTCGCCGATCGGGTTGAGGTTCTCGCGTTGCCGAACTTCGTCCCGGCTCATCCAGCCGTCGGCCAGGGCGGCGTGATAGGCGTTGAACCGGCTGACGATGTCGCCGCGCAAGAGCGCCAGCACGTTGTGCTCCACGTAGAGCCCGGCCCGCCGCTCGGCGGCGCTAAATAGCTTGAGGTGGCACTGCTGTTCGATCGCGACCAGCCAGTACATGAGGGCCGTCATCAGGTAATCGAGGTTCGATGCCTCGATATTCGCCAGATGGCTCATGGAATAGTCGCCGGCCTTGTGCGGCGGCACCCGCCAGGGTCGGAGCACCTCGAGGAGCTGGTACTTGCGAGATTCGATGAGCTGGGCCTTCTCCGGGTCGCTGGTGGTCGCGTTCCACTTCGCGCCTTGCTCGAGCACGGCCACGCGATGCCGCCGCCCTGGTCCGCCGTGCCGCCCCTCCCAGCCCTGGCGCAGGTTGCGAACCGCGTCGGGCTTGAGGGCGACCGGGCTCTCGATCACGCCGCCGGGCTCGGAGCCGTTGGCGAAGTAATCGGCGGTGTAGGTCTCCTCGGCGATGCCCACGCCGATGGCCCGCCGCAGGAGCCGGACGAAACTGTAGCCGGTGATGCCGTCGTAACCCAGGCCGGCCAGGTGCAGGACATTCGACGGCGGCAGATACTTGTTGCCGCCGATCCGGTACCGGAGCTTGCCGCCGTCCCGCTCGGCCCTGGTCGTGTCCGGGTCGAGGAGGTGCAGGCCGTAGATTGCCCCCCGGCCGGTGCGCTGGATCTCGGCGTAGCCGTTGCCATGCGTCAGGGCATGGCTCATCCAGGCCGTTCGCCAGGTGACCGCGGTCGATTCGCCCTCGCCGTCGGGGTTGATCGCCAGCCGCTCCTCGACCGGATGATCATAGCGGTGGATCCGCCCGCCGTCGGGGAGCCGCTGGTAGACGTTGAGGGGCAGAACCGCGGTATCGGTGGCAAGCACGGTCAGGGCCGCGAGCATGGCCGGCAGCTCGAGCGCCGTTTTTTCGCTGACCGGGATCCCCGCGGTACCGCCATACCCCGGCGGATACCAGAGCTCCTCGCCGAGCACCGCCCGCTCCTCCCTGGCCGGCGGCGGGGGCGTCGGGGCCGCGACGGCAACATGGGTTTCCCAGGGTTGAGATCCGTTTATCATGAGATTGGGGGAAAGCGATCATGGAGCGGCCGATTTGCAAGACATGCCCATACTGGATGACCATACCGCGTACTCATTGCGATGTCGGTTTTTGCCGTCGGTTTCCGCCTAGCTTCAAAAGCGTACATAACAACCTTGATCTATTCCCTTGTTTAAGCGAATCAGACTGGTGTGGCGAGCATCCCGACTTTCCCGCCTACATCGCCAGTGTGAAAAACCAGGCCCAGGAAAAGCATCTCTAAAGAATCAGCATCGGGCGTTGTTCATAGACGCTTGGCTCGGCGGTGTTGCCGGTCGCCGCCGCGATGGCGTCGATCAATGCCGCCAGGCCGTCGATACGGTTCGTGGCCTTGCTCTTGTCGAGGTAGAGCAAGCCCGTCGGCGAACGGCGACCGACCGCATTGGAGATGTTCCATGTCAGGATCGGGTTGCCGTCGTGATGGATCTTGCGATCGAGGATCATCGCCTCGAGCTTGGTCATCGGCTCGTTGAGAGTGACCGGGCCCTGAGTGATGCCCTTCACGTTCAGGCCGTAGGTGTTAAACAATCGCGACAGCAGATGCGAGGCATAGGCGCGATCGGCGAAGAGGGCGAGGAAGGGGTATTGATCGTGCAGGGCCAGGATGTCATGCTCCACCTGGTCGAAGTCGGTCGCTTCGCCCGGCGTGAACGTCAGGAGGCCCCGGCGGTGCCACTCGCGGTACAGCTCGTGATTGCGTTGTTCCGACTGCCAGCGGCCATCTTCCGGTACCCAGAACCGGGCCGCGACGTCAAAGCCGCCATCAGCGTTGGGGAACACCATGGCCAGGGCGCTCATGTCGCCTGTCACACCGAGGTCGAGCCCGGCGTAGCACTCCCGATCCGCCAGCGCTACAGGATCAAGCCCCCCGCATTCCTGCCAGCGTTCCACCGATAACCAGCGCTGCGCTTGCTCCGTCCACTGGTTGAGGTAGAGCTGCCGGAACGTGTTCTCGTATGCGGGAATCTCCTGCGCTTTCTTGCATTCGTCTCGGATAAATTCCAGCGAACAGAAGTCACCGAGGGCTGGCATCACTTCGCGCCAGACTGTTTCATCGGTCCAGTCGGCATCGTGCGCGGCTTCGAACAGGATCGGCAGGAAGCGCGGATCGTCGATCACGCCATCTTTGACCTTGCGGGCGTAGTCCCAGAGCTCCCAGCAGATCGACGTACGGTCCCAGCCGGCCGTCGTGATGTAGATCGTGAGCGGGTCGAGCCGCGCCCCGAAGCCGGTCGTGAGGACGTCGTGCAATTCCCGGTTGGGCAGGACGTGCACCTCGTCGAACAGGACGACCGAGGGGCCGAGGCCGTGCTTGCGGGGGGCGTCGGAGCTGAGCGCTTCGAAGAATGAGTCGGCCGGTTCATAGAGGATTCGCTTGTAGCCGTCGTAGACCTGGCAGACGCGAGCGAGGCTGGGGTTGTTGCGGACCATCGACGCCGCGGCCCGGAAGAGGAGCGCGGCCTGGGCACGATCGCCCGAAGCCGAGTAGAGATGCTGGCCGCGTCGACCCGAGCCCAGGAGCAAGACCAGGAGGATCGCCGCGGCCAGCTCGGTCTTGCCCTGCTTGCGCGGCAAGGCCAGGAACACCTTGCGGTACTTGCGGCGGCCCGGCGCGCCCGGGTCGGGCTCGAAGATGTCGCGGACGATCTTTTCCTGCCACGCGCGGAGCTTGAACGGTTCGCCGGCGAAGTCGCCGGTGTGGGTCAGCGAGTTAACCAGCTTGACCGCTTGATCAGCCGACGACGTTGAGCACGTCGGCCCAGGCGTCTTGGTTCGAGGCATCTTTGACCGGGAGTGAGTACTTGTTCGAGGCCGGCGACAGGCCGAGTTCGTGAATGATCGCCTTCAACCGCATCGTCGCCGAGTTGATCAGCCGGAACGCGGTATCATCGGGATCAAGCTCGTCGACCGTCTTCATCATCCTGTTGCCGAGCCGAATCACCGAGACGTTGAGCGCGTAGGCCTCCACCAGAACCGGGTCAGTGCATTCCAGAGTGCCGGCCGCGGTGAGCAGCCCGACCACATGATGCCAGGCGGAGACCGCTTCATCGTTCAGGTGCGCCGGTACCGCCCACCGGACCTTCGCCCCGGAGACCGTCCTTACGCGCTTCGGCTTCGGACCTCGCTTGGCCATCACGAACCCCAAAATAGGTCATTCAAAAATGTGCGCGCGGTCAACTTGCACGGTCTTAGGCAAAGCCCG